CCGTGTTGGGCAGCGGAAGGTCGTCAAGTTCCTGAATGAGCAGTTTGCCCGTCAAAACGAGAACATCCTGAATAGAGAGGAATCCTAAATGTGCCTTCCCGGTCTCTTTAGCTCCCCCAAGGCTCCTCCGCCTCCGCCTCCGCCGAAGATTGAGCTTCCCCCGACTCCGCCTACTCCTGCCCAGGCAGACATGAAGCAGCAGAGTCAGGCTGCTCCGGCTTCTGATCAGGGGATGGGTGGAGCAGTGACTCGCCGAGTGCGTAAGAGTCTCACTATTCAGTCTGCGCTGGGTACCTTCTGAAATGTACGAAGATCCAGCCCGCAGTTCTTACTCCAAGTTGGAGGCTCTGCGGCATCCGTATCTGATGAGGGCTCGGGATTGCTCTCGTGTGACAATCCCGACCGTCATGCCAGACGAGGGGTCCACCACGGACAAGCGTTTTCCAACGCCATATCAGTCCGTGGGTGCCCGTGGAGTGAACAATCTCTCCTCGGCCCTCCTACTTTCGCTCCTGCCACCCAATTCGCCTTTCTTCAGGCTCGTGGTGGATGATGCGGCAATCCGCAAGCTTCAAGGAGTGGACCCTCGAATCAAGGGCGAGATCGAACGCGCCATGTCTGAGCGCGAGCGACTTGTCATGCGGGAGATCGAAGTTCAGGCCGTCCGTGTCGGCGTCTTCGAGGCTCTGAAGCACCTGATCATCTGCGGCAACGTCGGCCTGTATTTCCCGGTCGATGGAGGTCCGATGCGGGTGATCCGAATGGACCGCTATGTCGTCAAGCGGTGCCCCAGTGGAAAGGTTCGTAGGGCGATTCTGAAGGAATCTGTGGCCTTCTCGATGCTTCCTGAGGAGGCTCGAATGATTGCTTCACAGCACCAGGACGCCTCCAACACCGATGTCGAGCTTTACACCTGCATCCATTGCATTGAGGATGGCAAGGTGGAGATGTGGCAGGAGATCAAGGACACGGTCATCCCGGGAACCTATGGAACCTTTGATGAGAGCAAGTCTCCGTTCCTGGCTCTTCGCATGGTTCGTGTGGATGGTGAGGACTATGGCCGTGGGTACGTTGAGCAGTATCTCGGTGACCTGAAGTCGCTCGAGGCTCTTACTCAGGTCATCGTTGAGGGTGCAGCGGCTGCATCCAAGGTGTTGTTCCTGGTTAACCCGAACGGATCGACTCGAGCATCCACGCTTGCTAAGGCTCCGAACGGAGCAATCCGTGAAGGCACCGCTGCTGATGTCTCTGTTCTTCAGACTGGAAAGCAGGCCGACTTCTCCACGGCCCTTCAGACGATCAACTCCCTGTCTGAGCGTCTGTCGTATGCGTTCCTGCTCACCGAGGCCAGCATCCGTAATGCAGATCGAGTGACCGCCGAAGAGGTGCGCCTTGTTACTCAAAGCATCGAGCGTCAACTCGGAGGCATCTACAGTCTGCTGTCGCTTGAGTTCCAGCTTCCTTTGGTCAACAAGATCATGGAGCAAATGGAGCGCGAGCGTCGTCTTCCTAAGATCCCGAAGAAGTACGTTACTCCGGCCATCATCACCGGAATTGAGGCTCTTGGCCGAGGTAACGACCTGAATCGACTTGATGTCTACTTGGCCGGTATCGGTCAGATCTTGGGACCTCAGGCCATTCAGCAGTATGTCGATGTCCGTGAGTACCTCACGCGACGAGCGGCTGCCCTTGGAATCGAGACCAACGGATTGGTCAAGAGCGAGGAGCAGTTGCAGGCTGAAGCGCAGCAGGCTGCTTACCAGGCTTCGCTTCAGCAGTCCATGCCGGCGGTTTCGTCTGCTGCCTCTCGTGCTATGATGCAGGGAGTCCAGAACGCCGCTCAGGCACAGCAATAAGGAGCATCCATGGATCGGATTGAGATTCGTAGTAACCCCACCCCGCCTACGGCACCTACTCAGGAGACCACTGTTAATGGAGCACAGCTGGCTAATCCCGTGGACGCTCCCGTTCCGCAGGCTTCCACGACCAACGCTGACCGTCCTGCGTGGCTTCCCGAGAAGTTCAAGTCTGCGGAGGATCTCGCTAAGGCGTATTCCGAACTTGAGGGTCGCTTCACTCAGGCGAATCAGAGTCAGGATCAGCTTTCCAAGGCGGTTCAGGCCGCAAACCTGAGCGTTGAAGATCTTGCTCCTATGTCTCGCGAGTTTGCGGATACTGGAGCACTGTCAGAAAAGAGCTACAAGGCACTTGAAGGAAAGGGCATTCCTCGTGAGCTTGTGGATGCCTATGTCGAGGGACAGAAGGCGCTAGCTGACGCACAGGTCAATTCGGTTTACTCTGCCGTTGGCGGTCAAGAGAGTTATCAGAAAATGACCGCTTGGGCTGCTGAGAACATGTCTCCTGATGAGGTCGAGGCTTTTGACAACATCATCGAATCTGGAAATCAGGCTTCTGTGATGATGGCTGTTCGCGGCCTGCATGCTCGATATTCCTCTGCTGCCGGCAGTCCTCGACTGATCCAGGGCGGCATGGCTGCCTCCGGTACCAACGCTTTCCGTTCGCTGGCTGAACTCACTGCGGCCATGCGCGATCCTCGTTACAAGGCCGATCCAGCGTATCGGAAGGATGTCGAGGATCGTCTTCGCGTCAGTGATGTCTTTGGGAGCCCCCGATGAAGCCTGGATACAAGACGACTGAATTTTGGCTGTCGATGATTGCCGTTGCCCTTGGTGCAGTGCAGGCATCTGGCCTCATCCCCAACGAATCTCCTTGGGGTCAGATGGTCGGTATGGCCGTCGTGACTCTTGTGAGCCTGGGTTACACCGGTGCTCGTCTGAACCTGAAGAAGACCGGCGAGTGACTGGTCTTCCGTCGATCATCTATGGTCTCTTCAAGGCGTTACTCGACGCTTGGATTGAGAACCTCAAGAAGCCGACTGTGGCTTCAAGTGCTACTCCTGTGCCTGCTGCTTGGCATCAGCGGTTTGCTGATGGGATGCGGCGGCTCAAGAGTGGTAATCGTTGAGCCATCAAAGACTCTTGTAAGGCTTGGCCCCGATGTCCGGGGCCATGTCTATTACTGGAACGGTTCCTCGTGGGAATTGTCCCAGAACACTGTGAACCTGCCCGAAGGGTGGTATGCAGGTTCAGTCCCTGGTTTGGAAGAAGGTGTG